GTTTAGTAGTGGAACATCAGGAACAAGTGGTGTTAATGGAACAAGTGGAACATCAGGTTCTAATGGTAGTGATGGTAGTTCAGGAACATCAGGTAGTAATGGAACAGATGGTTCATCAGGAACAAGTGGTTCTAATGGAACAGATGGTTCATCGGGAACATCAGGTTCTAATGGTTCATCAGGAACATCAGGTTCTAATGGGTCGTCAGGAACATCGGGTAGTAATGGTAGTTCAGGAACATCAGGAACATCAGGTCTAAATGGTGGTGTATTTTATCAGTTTAGCACAACAACAACAGGACCAGGAACACCAACAGGTCGTATAAGATATAACAACGCAACAATATCAAGTGTTACAAAAATATTTATTAGTGAAGAAGATATTGATGGTTATAATGTAAATAATTGGATTTTAAGTTGGGACGACAGCACAACAACAAGTAATAGGGGACAAATAACTATTATGAATAATGTGGCAGGTGAAACACCATTAGCAGGTTTATTTAATGTAACAGGAGTAACAATTACACAATCAGGATATTATGAAATATTAGTTGAATATGTAGAAGGTGAAGAACCATCAAATAATAATTCACTTTCAGTAATGTTTAGTAGAACAGGTAACGCAGGTTCATCAGGAACATCAGGAACATCAGGAACGAGTGGAACATCAGGTTCTAATGGGTCGTCAGGTAGTGATGGTAGTTCAGGAACATCAGGTTCGTCAGGAACATCAGGTTCGTCAGGTATATCAAACTCATTTTTCAACTATCAAGCAAAGACAACTATAACAAGTGGAAACCCTGGTTCAGGACATATCATTTGGAACAACGCAACACAAACAGGTTCAACAGAAATTAATGTAAGTGATTTAGATATTAATAATGACAATCTTGATATATTTTTAGGAAACTTAAAGAGTGGTTCAAGAATTACATTACAAGATAAAGCAATACAAGGTAATATACAAGTATGGGATATTGGAACTTCAACAGATAATTCAAGTTATTATATTTTCCCCGTAACATTAGTTTCAGCAACACATCAGTTTAGTAACAACGACCAAATATTATTTATCATCACAACAACACCATCGGGAACGAGTGGTAGTTCAGGAACAAGTGGTATAAATGGAACATCTGGTTCTAATGGTAGTGATGGTAGTTCAGGAACAAGTGGAACATCAGGTTCTAATGGTAGTGATGGTAGTTCAGGAACAAGTGGTTCATCAGGAACAAGTGGTGTCGCAGGTTCGTCAGGAACATCAGGTTCTAATGGAACAGATGGTTCATCAGGAACGAGTGGAGGAACAGGTAGTAGTGGAACAAGTGGTGTTAATGGAACAAGTGGAACATCAGGTTCTAATGGTAGTTCAGGTAGTTCAGGAACAAGTGGTGTGGCAGGTAGTAGTGGAACAAGTGGAACATCACCATCAATATCAGGAGCAGGTTTAATTACAACAGGTTCTATTGCTACTATACAATCAATTACAGGTAGTTTAATTATATCAGGTAGTCAATCAATAACAGGTTCATTAGCGTCATCAGGTTCTAATGTATTAAGAGGAGTAAATCAAATTACAGGTTCTAATACATTAGATGGTATTACAAGAGTTACAGGTTCATTACTTATATCAAATCCTGCGATAGTTGTAATGAGTGGTTCAATATCTATGTCTGGTTCTAATACTTTAAGAGGTGCTACAACTATAACAGGTTCTAATACTTTACAAGGTTCAACAACTATAACTGGTTCAATAAACTTACAAGGTTCAACATTAATTACAGGTTCATTATTATTTGACCCTAATAGTAATAATATTACAGGTTCATTAAAAATATCTGGTTCTGTTTATGGTGTAGTTAATAGTTTAACAATCACATCTAATACAGCTTCATTAAACTTAAATAGTGGTAATTTCTTCACACTATCATTACCAACAGGGGTTAATACTTTTGTGTCTGCGTCTAACATTATACCAGGTCAAACAGTAAATCTTGTTGTGTCTAATGGAGGAACAGGAACAATAACATTTAGTAATAATATTAAACAACCATCAGGTTCATTTTATGTCCCAACAACAGGAGCAACAGCAATTGATGTTGTAAGTTTAATATCAGTTGATAGTAATAATTTATATATGAATAATGTTAAAAACTTTATCTAATGAATTATAATCCAATTAGTTTTTGGGAAGGTGAAGGTAGTGGTTCATTCTATCCCGCAGGTTCTTATCAAGTTGAATATCTACTTGTAGGTGGTGGCGGTGCGTCATCAACTAATGGTGGAGGTGGCGGAGGAGGCGGAGGTTTCCTTAATGGATTTACAAATGTAATTTCAGGTTCAACATATACAGTTATTATTGGAGCAGGTGGAGTAGGTGCTATGAGCCAACCAGGTGGAAACGGAAACAATAGTTTATTCGGTCAAATCACAGCAATAGGTGGTGGTGGTGGCGGAGGTGGTTTATCAGGAACAGGGCCACAAGGAAAGAATGGTGGTTCAGGTGGCGGTGAACACAGGTCAAGCACAAGAAACGGTGGTTGGGCAGGATTAGGAAATAGACCATCAAACTTTCCAATAGTATATGGGAACAACGGAGCGACAGGTTCAGCAGCGGGAGCCTCAAATGGAGGTGGCGGAGGTGGAGCAGGTCAAGTAGGAACAAGAGGAGGAATAACAACATCATCAGGAGGGCCAGGCGGTTCAGGTAGTTTATTCTATGGAACATTTTACGCAGGTGGTGGTGGTGGTGGTAATGGAACAGTTGGAACAACCGTTTTAGGAGGACCAGGTGGTGGTGGAATAGGAGGTGAAGCAAATAACACAATTAGTGCGACAGCAGGTGGAATTAACACAGGTGGTGGTGCTGGTGGTTTTGGAGCAAATACAAATGTTGCTGGAAGGTCAGGTGGTAGTGGTATAGCAATAATAAAATATCCAGGAACACAAGTTGGTTCTGGTGGAATAGTAACTACAAGTGGTTCTTTTACAGTTCATACTTTTTTAAGTAGTTCATTTTACAACGCTTAAATTAATTAATATGTCTCATTACGCAAAAATAGAAAATAATTTAGTAGTTCAAGTTATAGTAGCAGAACAAGATTTTATAGAACAAATAGAAGGTGAGTGGATACAAACATCTTATACCAATAGAATAAGAAAAAATTACGCAGGTATTGGAATGATATACGACAGAGAAAGAGACGCGTTCTATACACAACAACCATATAGTAGTTGGATATTGAACGAAGACACTTGTATATGGGAAGCACCAACACCATATCCAACAGACGGAAACTTTTATTATTGGGACGAAGACACATTAGAATGGTTTACAAACGACTAATATTGAAAAGAAATTGAATATAATTGGTGAAATATTGACGATAAACGACTAATTACATATATTAAAGTATATGAGTAAAACTAATAAAGTAACATTAGAAGCGTTCCAATTTGATGGAGCAGCAAGGCTACCACAATATGTGGAGATTTTGCGTAACGAACCCTATGTAAAATACGGTGAGACAAATAATTTATATAGTTCATTTCAAGTATTTTTTCAAAATGTTCCCGTTCATAGAGCGTGTCTACAATCAAAGATATATGGGATACAAGGAAAGGAACTTACAACAGAAGACCCAGCACATCAGGAATTGATTATGTTTGCTAATCCAACAGAGGATATATATTCTTTGTATAAGAAATTGGTAAAGGATTATGTGGTGTTAGGTTCATTCGGTCTTCAAGTAATTCGTTCAAACGATGGTGGAATAGCACACTTTTATCATACACCAGTAGATAAGTGGCGTTCAGGTAAAGCGGGTGAAGATGATATTGTAAGAGATTTTTATTTTAGTGAGAATTGGGATAGGTATAGAGACCAAAGATATAAACCAATTAGAGTTGCTGCGTTCAATATGGAAAATACAACAGACGCAAGACAATACTATTACTACAAAGATTATGAACCCAACGGACAATTTTACTATGGGTATCCAACTTATATATCAGCAGTCCCATCATTACAATTAGCGGTAGAGGTTGTTAATCATCATCTATCATCTATACAAAGTAATTTAACACCATCTATGGCTTTAAGTTTGGTTGGAGAAATACCACCCGCAACAGAGAGACAAGATATAATGGATAAGTTAAAAAATATCTATGGTGGAACAAACGGACAAAAGTTCTTCTTAAACTTTATTGAAAGCAGCGAACAGAAACCACAGGTAGATGTTATTACTCCAAATACAACAGATGGTCTATATGAGAATATAACAACACAGGTTACACAAAATATTATTACCGCACATCAAATCACATCTCCATTACTATTAGGTATTAGAGAAGCAGGAGCAACAGGATTAGGTAGTAATAAAGATGAGATATTAATTTCATACAATCACTTTATCAATACGAGTTGTAAGCCAATCCAAAGATTAATTTTGGGTGAGTTAGAAAGAATGATATTTATTAAGACAAAGGTTAAAGTTAAATTGGTATTAGAACAAAATCCTATTTTGGATATTGAAGAATTACCTGGTGAAATTGGTTTGGCACCAAAGGGTGGTGAGGTTTCATCAACATTACCAGACCCTGGTAGTGAGACAGAAATGTCTATCAATCAAAATATTAAAGGTATGAGTGGTAGAGAGTGGCAGAATATGATGAGGGTCATTAGAGAGTTTAATAAATCAAAGTTGTCTTATCAACAAGCAAAACAAATCTTAATGAGTGGATATGGATTATCCAACGAAGATGTTAATGTTTGGTTAGGTGAGGAAGAAATAGAAAATGAAACAATATAAAATATGAGTAATTATGTATTAATGGTAAGTATGGATAAACTTACATCTCTTACGAGTATCAGTCCAAACCTTGACGCACATACGCTTCGTCCTAATATATTTTACGCACAAACACAAGTTCAACAAATATTGGGGGACTTACAATACAACTCACTATGTGATAGTATTACAAACGCAACACCACTTACACCAGAAGAAACACAACTGATGGACTACATCGGTAATTTTTTAATTTGGACGGCAGCACACGAGAGCACATTATCTATCTATATGAAGATGGTAAATAATGGTGTTACGAGTGGAACAGATGGTGATGGTAGAAAGTCAGTAGGTATTGAAGAGATTAAGTTTCTTCGTTCTATGTTGACTAACAGAGCGGATATATACAGAAGACAACTACAAGAGTTTATTAGAATTAACATCGGTTGGTTTCCA